TACCAGTCTCAATAGATATAAAAGGCGTAATGCTTAACTTTGAGATTGCTGAAGACGTATTTTCAAATAACATTGTTGGCTCAGTTATTGTTTATGATATGCAAGATATTAGGACAATATTACCTATTACAGGTTTAGAAAGATTAGCATTAAAATTTAATTCACCAGGTACACCAGGTTATGACTTTAGCGAAGAGAATGGCATACCATTACAAATATACAAAGTAGATAAAGTTAAGATTGACCCACAACAAGAGAAGGCACAATTTTATCAAATATTCTTTTGTTCGCCTGAAATGTATAATAATAAAATTACCAGAATAAGTAAGGCGTATGCAGGTCCAGTAGAAAATGGTATCAATGATATAATTAGAAACTATCTTAAATCAGAAAAACCATTTTACTTTGAACCAACGGCCACTAATCCTAAAATAGTAATACCTAATTTAAATCCATATGAGGCAATTAGATTATTGGCCAAGAGTGCAGTACCATCAAAGTTTCCAGAAAATGCAGGTTATGTATTTTACGAAACAAGTCAAGGGTTTTATTTTAGGTCATTTGCTAGTATGATGGCAGTAGGTGGTTTAGGTGCAAGTGTGCCACCTAAATGGCGATTTCAAAAGATGATAAATGCTATTACAGAAAATGCTAAACAACCTGAAATTAAAGATGTTGAAAGACGCCTCAGCTCTGTCATACGATACGAATACGGTAAACCAGTTGACGCATTAGAAAATATTACGCAAGGGTTTTATGCCAATAAAGTGGTGAGCCACGATGCCTTTAATAAGACTATAACGACCAGTAATTTTGATTATATAGAAAAAGGTAAACTACAACCACATACTGAAATGAGTCAAGAGGCAGGTCTATTATATCCTGAAAAGGTTGAATATTCAGATACAAGAAAACCATTAAATGAAATGTTTGATTCTAAATTAATGGTAAAGGCAGACACCAAAAAGATACATAACGATTACGAAGATAATGCCGTTGGTGGTCTAGGTGCAAGAACAAATCAGTTGGCCGGGTTTAGAAACCATAATCTATCCCTGCTTGTATATGGTAATACGTTATTAAATGCAGGTGATATAATTACTTTTACGACACCAGTATTAAGACCAGGTGAAGACGGCGATGATAATATTAATCCATATACGAGTGGTAGATATGTAATTATGGCTATGAAACATACGGTCAATACAGAGGCACAAAGACACGAAATGGTACTCAAATGTTATAAGGACAGCGTTAGGAGTGCATATCCGACAGAGGAGGAGGCATTATCCAACATAGGTAAGGCAGATATTAAAGATTACGATATATACGAAGAACAATTAAAGGAGTTTGGTGGTGGCGTTGACTTTTAAAATGCTCAGAGAATCTTCGAGTCCGGCGCTTCCGGAAAGGTGGCCGTGTCATTAGATACTACTATATTATTGGTCTTAGCGGCCTACTTTGTGGGTTTATTATATATAAAATGGCTTGAAATAAAGTATATGAAAGAAAACAATATAAAGAGAGACCGAGAGTGGGACGCTGAAATGAGACGTGAACGATTTAAAAGAGGCGAGAACGCAACGTGGTCGCACAAGAAATACAGAGGGGAAGATGATAGGCAGAGTTTTTGAGATAGCCAATGAAATACAATCAGGTAATTGCTCAGGCCACCGTAGAGATACGCAGAGTTTGTCTATTACAATGACCTTACAGCGTACTCTAACGGCGCTCTATCGCAAGTTGTATGCGTATTGGTCGTTTACAAGGTTGCAGTTGCGTAAAGGAAAATTAAATGGCATTAAAATGCGTATGCTTGGTGCTTTAAAAGGCGACAAATATCGGAAAAATTTATGAGATACGATAAAAATTATTTAGGGTTTAACGGCTTCATCTGGTTTAACGGTGTAGTTGAAGATAGAAATGACCCACAGAAACTAGGCCGAGTGCGAGTGCGTTGCGTAGGTATTCATACGCAAGACAAGGCCGTATTACCCACGGCCGATTTACCTTGGTCGCAGGTTATATTACCGGCCACTTCACCAGGAATATCTGGCCTTGGACATTCTCCAAGTTTTTTTGTAGAAGGCAGTTGGGTGTTTGGTTACTTCCGTGATGGTGATGATTGTCAAGAGCCAATGGTGATAGGCAGTTTACCTGGCGTCCCAAAAGAATTAGCAGATACACGAAAAGGTTTTTATGACCCTAGTGGTACTTACCCGAAATACAAAGATGAACCTGATACTAACCGTTTAGCGGTGGCCAATAGTGATAATCCACATTTAAGTTTAGAGTTGCGTAAGTTAAGTCGTATTACTGGCGTCCCTACTGCCGACTTTGACTATGTGGCCGTTTTTGACCACGTATCAACCGAAATACCTGAAAGTGATGGCGATACTTGGAATCAACCAGCAATCCCATATAATGCAAGTTATCCTATGAACCACGTATTTGAATCAGAAAGTGGCCATATAAGGGAATATGATGATACCAAAAATAATGAACGTATATACGAGGCGCACCGAGTAGGCACATCCTACGAAATCTCACCAGATGGTACAAAGACAGATATTATAAAAGGTGACCATTATACCATAACCTACGGCAAAAGTCAAGCAAGTATTGATGGCCAATCTGATATTACAATAGGCGGCCGCCATAAATTGTATATTAACAAAGACGGCGCTCTTAATAACCATTACGATATACAAGTAGGTCCAAATGCCAATATTAACATACAAGTAGATAAAGGCAACCTAAATGTGGTAGTAAAAGACGGCCAACTAAATACAAACGTTGGTGGCGATTACAATATCAAGGTAGATGGTAATATGAATTTAGATGTAAGAGGCGATTACAAAGAAACAATTAGTAAGACCAAAACATCAAATACAACACAGGCCGTTTTACATACAGGCCAGACGTTTAAAGTGCTTGCAAATAGAATAGACTTAAACGAGTAATTTACAAAAAAACCACCACCAGAAAAGCGCTTATTGTTTTTTAAAGAAAAAAGTTAAACTATAAATGCAATAACAACCATAAGACATAATCCGGAGGATATTTTATGTTGTCCAGAATTCGTATATCCCATAAGTTGAAAGGCGCAGTTAAAAGATACTTTAAATATTTCTTTATGTTTCAACTTATCAAAGGTATGTTATGGTTACTCATAGCATATACTGGCTTTCAGTTCTTTAAATAGTCAAGGACTCTATTCTTATACATAGTGGTGTTGAAACTTCAGGAAACCAGCTAGGTATCCAGGTACACAAATCTTACAAAATTTTCCCGGAAAATATAAACGGCGAGGAAAGTCGTTTTCTAAATATCTTAATGCTTACACTAGCAGATGGCCTTTTATTAGGTTTAATAGGTGTGCCTTTTAGTATAATAGTAATGGCGATATTATTGTATTGTATAGGTCACTCGGATTCGGACTCGGCGGAAGGACTCAAAGACGAAGAGTTGAATGTCGTTGAGCGCTTTTGGCGTGATTTAAATAAATAGCACGTTTGATATACTCTAATAAATAGTAGTATGGCAAACTTTATACACTATTACGAATATGCATTAGGCATAGATATTGACAAATTAGGCAAGGCCTACTTTGATATCAAAAAACATTTATCTTATAACACAGATGATAAGAGCAAAATAGACTTTAATGCTATTTGTGTTAATAGAATACCCAATGATGAAAATAGTATTACAGGTGGCAATATAAGAGGATTATATTGGACATATCCTGATACTGATAATCACGAAGAACAAAGACTCGAGCCTGTAAACGAAAGTGCCTATACTGAAATATGTCCTGAATTTAAAGGTACATATTTTGAAGAAGTATATAATATATTAAAAGAAAAGTTTGGTGAAATAGGCAGAGTTCGTATATTAATGAAACCACCAAGAAGTTGTTTATCTTGGCATAGGGATCCTGAGCCACGAATACATATACCTATAATAACAAATGTTGGTTGTAAAATGGTAATAGAAGATGAGTCTTTTCATATGCCAGCAAATGGTAGTGCTTATGTTACCGATAATACAAAATATCATAACTTCTTTAATGGTAGTGAAATAGATAGAGTTCATCTAGTAGCAACAATGTTAAGGCCGTTTTATACGTAATGAGAGACAAATTAATTTTAATACTTTGCATAGTTAATTCTTTTGCCATACTATGGTTATGTTATAATGAATATATGCAAATAGAATCACAATTGCATATGTGGGATATGTTTCAAGATTTTGAAAGATTATTAATAGAAATATTAACAGGCAGAATGGAATCAAAAGACGTATGATTAAATTATCAGATAACGCATTATTAAGATTAAGAGAGTTAAGAAACAAACATAATAAAAAGTTTGTACGTCTTGATGTTAAGGGTGGTGGTTGTGCTGGGTTTAATTATGAGTGGTCTTTTGCAGATGAAGAACAAAGAAATGACGCCGTAATTGATGACGTATTAATTGTTAGTAGAGATTATGAATTGTATCTTATGGGTTTAGAATTAGATTTTACTTATGATGATTTTGAACAGATGTTTAAGTTTAATAATCCAAAAGCAACATCTTCGTGTGGCTGTGGTACTAGTTTTTCAATTTAAAATATTTTTCAAATTTATCGTAGTATTTAATTAATGTATCTTTAGGTATAGGTGCGCCAAATAAATTTAACGTTTTATCTTTTACCACCTTTTTAATATATAAAAGATTTTTCTTAAATATTATAACATTACTTTTCATTTAATTATTTAGTTGGCCTGCTCGGTAGGATTCGAACCTACGACCTACGGATTAGAAATCCGTTGCTCTATCCAGCTGAGCTACGAGCAGTTTTCAACTATCTATGATAAATTGCAAATGAGTCTGCCTTATCTTTGTGGCAGAATGAAGCAGGTCTTTGATAGGTGTAAGTATATCTACCATTACCTAATTTGGCAAGTTTAGATTTACCTCTATATCTGATTCTTAAAGGTTTTACTTTTTTACTAAATTTATAAAACAAATCAAGATACTTCATAGGTATATTTTTTGCTATACCTTGTTCATTAGGGTGGGCAAGATACTTTTTAGCAATCTTGTTCCCAACCCTTTTTAATTTTTGATAATATGTAGTATTCAATATTTTATCTCCTAATTGCATATTATTTCAAGTACAATGGTCCAGTCCATTGAATAGGGTAATTACCATTCAAGACATTTCCTCTTGGTGAGTTTAAAGCAGGCGCATTGTAACCAGCGGCTTTCAATATATCACCTTTTTTAAAATGTTTAAAGTCTTCTTTTACAATAAAACAAAATACGCCAGTTTCTTGTACAATCTTAATGTACTTTTTACCAGGCATAATTTTTGTATTAGAATCCCATTTATTAGTTTGTTCTAAAGAATAACCAGTAAGTTCTTTTCTACCATCAGAAGTAGAACATCTTACATAGTCAGCTTTTGCACCAGCCATAAGGTTTTTAATACCTTCTTCTAGTGTCTTTGCAGTTTTTTCAACTTTTATCATAGTGTTCTCCTATTAGTTATTGAGTTCTTAATATTAAAAATCCACCTGACAACATCAATGCCATACCGCCTAAAGCGTACATAAACATTTCAATTAGTGAATTTGCATTTTCTACACATTTACCATCACAATCGCCAGCAGAACCAGCCATCATAGCAATACCTAAAAATATCAAGGTTGCAGAAATTATAGTTTTTATCATAGTGTTTACTCTCTCTTTCTTTATTGATTATTATTGGACTCGATTTTATCTAAAACTTTCTCTAAAACGTCATCTAAATTTTTGTTAGGATAAACTTCTTTTGTTAAAGAGTTAATCTCAGCAAGTTTAGAATCAACTTTATTGATTAAATTAGCGTGTTTTTTGATATCTACATTTTTAAACATAGTATTCATAGTGTTTGTGTCCTTTCTCATTTTACTTGTCCATCTTATCACGACTAAATAGTAAAAGCAAGCGAAAAATGGCGAAAAAAAGCGTTATATTTCAACGATTTTTGACTTTTTTTGTTCTGGTTACGTTCTTTTTATGCGTTTCCTGTTCAAAAATACAAGAAAATTGCGATTCGTTTAGTTATGAGAGCGAATCAGCGCTAAAAATGTTGAAAGACGAGAAAATTTACGCTCATTTTCGTTGTGTTTTTTAGAAAAAAGGAAAAAATCAATGAAACATTGCAATAATTGTGGGCATAAAGAACATTGTGGACAAACTTGTACACAAAATTACAAAGATGGCGACGGAAAAGACATTTTAGTGTTATGTTGTAATTCTTGTAGATGTGATAAATGTAAAAGTGAGTAAAAAATGGCAAAAATGAGAATATTTAAGTTTTGGAATGAAGCAGGTGAAGAAAAAGAAAAAGAAGCAATGAGCTTGAAAAAAGCAACAATGTCTGTACAAGGCGATTTTAAAGAATCACAGATAGCAGTTGAGTATATTAGTAAAAAAGGCAAAGAAATGTGTCATTATATTAATATACCTATTGGCAGAAAAATAAGAGAAGCTGCAATATTAGAGAAAAAGAGATTGGCAATGAAAGCAGCTAGAGAAGCAAAAGAAAAAAGTAGATATGCCAGCAATCGTTAGAAAAGGTGATACTCTAACAACAGGTCACGCTTGTGTAGGTACAACTACACTTGATACACCTGGACAATCAACCGTTTTTGCAAATAACATATTAGTTGCAAGAATAGGCGACCCTACCGTATCACACCCAAATCCACCAGTACCACTATGTCCTAATCACGTAGCAGTAGTAAATGCAGGCTCGCCAAATGTGTTTGTTGTAGGTATTCAAGTAGGTAGAATAGGTGATAGTGCAGACGCAGGTGCTATGATTAGTGGTTCGCCAAATGTTTTCGCAAACGGCTAGTAAAACTATATAAATATTAGTGTTATGGCACAATACGACTCGGCATTTAAAAGTAATTCTAAAAGAAACGTAAGAAAGTTTAGCGACATAGACTTGAGCTTTACTAGAAATTTGGTTACTAGTGATGTTGTACAAATAGAAGATGTTATAGCAGTTAAAAGAAGTGTTAAAAATTTAGTACAAACTAATTTTTATGAGAGACCATTTCAACCAGAATTAGGTTGTGGTATTAGAGAATTATTATTTGAAAATTTTACACCTATGACTAAAATCTTTATTGAAGGCAAGATTAGAGAGGTGTTAGTAAACTTTGAACCTAGAATTGAATTAACTAGTGTAAATGTAGATGATGACCAAGATGGTAATAGATTAGTAGTAGATGTAAATTTTTATGTAGTAGGTATACCTGGTCCACAAACGGTGCAGACTTTTTTACAAAGGTTAAGATAAGATGGCAAATAGCAAGTTAATAGTTTCAGATTTAGATTTTGACGCAATCAAAACAAACTTAAAAACATTTTTACAAAGTCAAACACAATTTCAAGATTATGATTTTGAAGGTTCAGGTCTTTCAATCTTAATTGACTTACTATCTTACAACACTCACTATATGGCTTATCTAGCCAATATGTCAACTAACGAATTATATCTTGATAGTGCCGATATTAGAAACAACATTGTATCATTAGCAAAAATGTTAGGTTATACACCTAACTCACCAAGAGCGCCAAGAGCTTCAATTGATGTTGTTGTTAATAACGGCTCAGGTACTTCAATTACTATGGCAAAAGGAACAACTTTTGTTTCAAATGTTAATGGCACATCTTATCAATATTTAACTAACGAAGATATTACTACAACACCTGTTGATGGTGTTTATACTTTTTCTAATGTTGCTTTATACGAAGGTACTTTAGTTAAGTTTAAATATACGGTTGACGAAACAGATGTTGACCAGAAATTTGTAATACCAAGTGCTAACGCAGATACTTCAACATTAAAAGTTGTTGTACAAAATTCAGCAAGTGATACTACTTCAGCGACTTACTCATTATCAAGTGGTTATAGTGGTGTCTCTTCAACAACACAAGCATATTTTATTCAAGAAACAACTGATGGTAAATTTGAAGTTTATTTTGGTGATGGTGTTACCGGACAAAAACTAGTAAATGGTAATGTTGTAATTTTAGAATATGTTGTTACCAATAAAGAAGTTTCAAATGGTGCTAACACTTTTGATTTACAAGGTAGTGTTGGTGGTTTTACAGATGTTACCATAACAACTAATTCTAATTCTCAAGGTGGTGCAGAAGCTGAAGATAATGAATCAGTTAAGTTCAATGCACCTCTAAATTTTGCGGCTCAAGATAGAGCGGTAACAACAACTGATTATGAAACTCTTGTAAAAGGAATTTATCCTAATGCATTATCAGTAAGTGCTTGGGGTGGTGAAGATGATGAAACACCAAGATATGGTATTGTTAAGATTGCAATTAAGGCAGCTTCAGGTTCAACTCTAACTGACCAAACTAAATTAGATATAGTAAATGGTTTAAAAAAATATAATGTAGCTTCAGTTAAACCAGAAATTGTTGACCCGGAAACAACTTCAATATTATTAACTTCTAATATTAAGTATGACGCTAAATCTACAACTAAATCAGCAACAACTTTAAAATCAGATGTTATTAATACAATAACAACTTATAACACAGGCACATTACAAAAATTTGATGGTGTTTTTAGACACTCAAAATTAACAGGACTAATTGATAATACAGACGCAAGTATATTATCAAATATTACCACATTAAAAATTAGAAAAAACTTTACACCTATTATTAATAGTGCTACAAAATATGATATCTATTTTAGAAATGCATTATACAATCCTCATTCAGGACACAACTCTGCCGCTGGTGGTATTTTAGCTTCAACAGGATTTAAAGTGGCTTCAGACGCAACTAATGAAATGTTTTTAGATGATGATGGTAACGGTAATGTAAGAATGTATTATCTAGTTAGTGGTGTTAAAACTTATGCTAATAGTACGCAAGGTACTATTGATTATGCAACAGGTCAGGTTACATTAAATTTATTAAACATAGCTTCAATATCAAATATTAGAGGAGCGTCTTCAACGGTTATTGAGTTAACGGTTCAACCAGCTTCTAATGATGTAATTCCTGTAAGAGACCAAATTGTAGAAATAGACGTTGCAAATTCTTTAATTAATGTAGAAGAGGATACTTTTGTTGGTGGTTCTGCTGAGGCAGGTGTAGGTTACTCAACATCATCAAGTTATTAATGTTAAATGGCAAAGTTTAATGAAAAAATATCAACGATACTTAACAGCCAAATTCCAGAGTTTGTTATTGCTGACCACCCAAAGTTTGCCGAATTTCTTAAAGTCTATTATCAATTATTAGAATCAGCTGAATTACAAGTTAAAGATGTTCAAAACACCGTTGGTGTTTTAATTGAAACTGAAACTGGTCAAAATAATAATATTGTATTAAACTCAACTAGAATAGGAAGTGCCATAACACCTATTGATGAAGGCGATAAAATATTATTAGAAGAAACTGGTTATGGTAAATTTATTGTAGGTGAAACTATAAAAGGCGAAACTTCAGGTGCAGAGGCAAAAGTATTATCTGAAGATTTAGCAAATAGTAGATTAATTATATCTGCTAATGATAAATTTATTACAAATGAAATTGTAAATGGTTTAGAATCTTTAGCGTCAGCTACAATATCTAATTACAGACCTCAACCTGTTCAAAATATTTCAGACCTTGTAAACTTTAGAGACCCCGATAAAGCAATTGAATCTTTTTTAAATAACTTTAGAAATGAGTTTTTAGCAACTCTTCCTGAAGTATTAGATAACGAAGTAGATAAAAGAAACTTAATTAAAAATGTTAAGTCATTATATAAAGCAAAAGGTACTGCCGCTGGTCACGCATTATTTTTTAGATTATTATTTAATGAAACAACTGAAACACTTTATCCTAGAGAAAACTTATTAAAAGCTTCTGATGGTAATTTTGACTCTTTAAAAATTTTAAGAATTATTGAAAGAGTAGGTAATACTGAAGGATTAATTGGTAGAACAATTACTGGTAAAGATTCAAAGGCAACTGCTATTATTGAAAACTTAGCAAGATTTCAAATTGGTGATGATACAATTACAGAATTAATTATTAACAAAGATAGTGTTCAAGGTACTTTTCAAGTAGGTGAAGAAGTATCAGGAACGGCAAGTGCTACAGATGACTATTTTATTTTGGCAGATATTACAGGAATACCTGGTACAAAAACAATTACAAATAATGGTTCACTTTATCAAAAATCAGATGACATTAAAATATCTGGTGGTGGTCAAAATGCTTTATTACAAATATCAGACATTGGTACAGGTAAAATTGATGAGATAGTTTTAGATACTCCTGGTTCAGGTTATGCTATTGGTGATGTAATTAATTTTAATAATGATAATACTTTTGGTGCTAACGCTTCAGGTTTTGTAAGTATTGTTACCGGTAGTTTTGTTGACCAAAAAGGTACAATAGCTCCACCTGACGGAACGGAAGATAGACTTGTATTAGAAGATGAAACAACAGCAGGTGATACATATGCTGGTAGCGAAATAGTACAAGAAACAAATACCATTTCACCAGCAGTTCCAGGTTTTGCAAATTCAGCCGATAATGTTGTAGGTGAAATTACAAAAATATTTTTATCAAATTCAGGTAGTGGATATCAAACAACACCTATATTAACAATTACAAGTTCTGGTGGTTCAAATGGTAAAGTAAGAGCTTTTGGTAAAAATATAGGTTCTATTTTAGGTATTAATACGGTAGAACACGGTAAAAAATATGAACAATCGCCGGCGCCAACTTTATCTTTCTTTCAAAACGTATTAGTAGGTTCTGTATCTGGTAATTTTATAAAAGGAAATACTTTTACTACTTCAGGAAGTAAATCAGGTAAAATAGAAGATTTAGATACAGATAGAGGAATTTTAAAATTAAGTAATATAACAGGTGGCACAATAGGTGTTAGTGAAACTATTACATCACAATCAGGTGGTACTGCCAAAGTATTAAAAAATAATTTAGCTGTTGCAACGGTAGATGTTGTACCTGTAACCGATACAGATGGTGCTTATCTTGATGAAGTAGGTAAACTTTCAGAAAGTACAATGAGAGTACAAGATAGTTTATACTATCAAGATTTTTCTTATGTTATTAAAGTTGGTCAATCTATTAACGCTTGGCGTAATTCATTTAAAAAAACTATGCACACAGCAGGTTTTTATTTTACAGGTCAAGTAAACGTATCAACTAGATTAAATGCTCAAT